TATCATATAGGCGATAGTATCCATTCTTTTTCATATTTTCCTCTTCTGATAATAATGGATCATAGTTCTGTAGCTTGAATGTAAGTTTCTTCTTTTGGTATTGGTATCTACTAATAAGTTTTCCTCCAACGAGATATTTGTAATTTGGTTGAGTTTTTCCTAATAATTTAAATCCCAATTTTTTATATAAATTTCCATCTGAATATGTTCTGTCTGCATAAGACACAACGGTCGATGGCTGCCTTCTGATAAAGGTTTTAAACAACCTAGACGCTCCTGCAATGACTCTATATCCGCATTTCGTTGAGAATCTAGTCAACTCAAAATCGGCATCTTTATTCCACCTAGACTTAGAAAACGTCATTACTGCATAAATTTCTTCGCTATCATCTACCAGAGCATAAGCAAATCTATATCCAAGGGAACCATATAGATGATTTTCGCGAAGAAAATTCTGTATTTTAAGAAAATCTAGGTCATCTCTGACTGTTAGGTTTCTTGCATAGATGGGTTTAGTTTTTCCTAATTTATTCAGGATCATTGATTTTATGATATGCTCTTTGCTGCGCCAGTCATGGTCAAAAATATGAATTAGTTGAATATTCTTGTTCTCACATAGTTCAGTCTTATTCATATGCATAAATTTGCTTCTGAATTTTGTGGTATGATAATACACACCGTTACACTCTATTGCAAGATTCAAGTCAGGAAGATATATGTCCAATTCTTTTGGTGGTATTATATTGCGGGCATTTCTAAGGATTTTTCCGCTATAGTTATCGGCAATAAATTCAAATACTTCAACTTCGAATCCGTTCGTTCTTTCTATTTTTTCTATACCGAAATAATTTTTCAGTTTGCTTCCTAACCAAGAATCCGATACTTCATATTCTCGTGCTATTCTACTGATCGATTTTCCATTTTTTATGTATTCATGTTCCAATAATTCTTTGTTCCATAATATAGTTTCATGGGAAACTTTGGATCGATGAGTTTTCGAAATTTTCTTTGCTCTTCGTTCTACAACCTCTCTGTTATAGGAAATGTTATCAACGCCATATTTCCTTCGAATATGATTGGATATTAAATCTGTTCTCTTGAAATAATTTTTGACACCATATTTCTTTTCCGTTGTTGCTTCTGCTTTGGTTCTATTATTATAATTCTCGCTGCCGTATCTGAGTTTCTTTGTAACTTTCGATTTTTTAGATGTTGCTAATGCAGAACAGCGAGGTGAACAGTATAATTTATATCTGCCGTGCTTGAACTTTACCTTATTTTTGCATGTCGGGCAAATAGGGCTGCTACGAATATTATTTTTAATGCAATATAGTCTTTCTTTTATCGTGGCATCTGGATCTAAAAATTTAGTATCTTCGATGATCGCACGGATTATATCTTCTGGGAACCCATGTCGGTGATATATTCTCTTTATCGATCCTGACCGATCAAATATAATTTGATACTCGTTCTTCATTCTATCGAACTAAAATTTTTGCTCTTAATGAACTTGATTCTATTGTCAAATTTATCTTTGTGCGATATAACAAAAATATTGCTATCTTTAAACATATCTTGTTTTAACATCGATAGAACATTTTCAGTTGCAGTTGTATCGAGATATGAATCCAGAACTTCATCTAAAACCAATAGATTGGTGTTGACCGAGTTTTTCAATTTTGCTATTGTTCTCCAAGTAAAGAGTAATGCCAAGTCGATTCTTTGTTTTTCTCCTTCTGAGAAGTTGGCATATGAAAATGCTTCTTTGCCATCGAATTTGATATATTCGTTGAATTCTTCGTCGAGGGTAAAGGTCACATAGAAATTCATAGCAGATAGAAACTTATTGGTGAACTTGTTTATCAATGGAAGATATTGTTTAATTATCTTAGACTTGACTCCGGAATCTTTCAGCAATAGGGAAGCCACTTCATACACCGACTTAGTTTCTATAATGTCAGACTTAGCCGATTCGTTGTCGTGTAATTCTTTTTCCACTTCGTCTTGAGAAAAATCTTGGGAAATGTTTGATGCCTCTTTTTTCAGATCTATTGTATCTTGTGCTATCTTTTGCATGAATTGTCTAATTGCATATATCGAAGAGTTTTTCTGGTTTATTAATAATGTCAATTGTTTTATTTCATTCTCTATAACTAACGCTTCTTTCAATTTTGCGTTAAAATTTTCGATTAAGGTGGCAGCAGAGCCAATACCTTCTGTTATTTCTGACATTTCTTTGTTCTTAAAATCTATCTGCTTGTTTCTGAAATCATCATTGATGTCCTGTTTGCACGTAGGACACTCAGAATGCTCTTTATAGAAAACTAACTCTTTAGATAGATTTTTCTTCTTGTCTTCCAGTTTAGATAAAACTGTGCGGATTTCCTGTAATTTATGTTCTATGTCTAACTTAAAACTTATCTGATCTTTTTTGTTTGATATTTCGTTGTTATGCAGATCTATTTCTTTCTGTAAATCTGATATCTTCTTTTCATTGTCGCTAAGTATTGCCAAATTTGTCCTTATTTTTTCTTCCTTATCTTTGGATATATCCTCAAGGTATTTCTGATGCATTATTAACTTCTCTCTCGCAAGAGAAATTCTATACTCAATTGAGTTTAATTCATCTTTCAGTTTAGAGAGCTTTTCCTTCAATAATACATTCATAGTGGAGAAAATTTCTATATCAAGCAATCCCTCGATTATCACTCTTCTATCTGCCGGCTTCAATTGCATGAAAGGAGTAAAATTAGATGCACCCAATACCACTATCTGAGAAAATGCCTTAAAGTTAAACTTCAATATCTGTTGTTCTAGTTGCTCTTGATAATCTTTATTATGCGAATCCTGATTGATAAGTTCCGAGTTTTTATAAATCTCAAAAATATTCGGCTTTATTCCTCGCCTAATAAAATAATTATTTTTGCCTATTGAAAATTCTATTTCAACTAATAGGTTCTTTTGATTGACGGTATTAATTAACTGAGTTCTATTGATATTCCTGAAGGGTTTGCTGAATAATACAAATGCAATCGCATCAAGAAAAGTTGATTTTCCTGAACCAGAAACCCCGAGCAATATTGTACTATGGCTACGAGATAAATCTATTTCGGTGAATTCATTTCCCGTAGATAGAAAGTTTTTCCACCTAATTTTCTTGAAAAGTATCATTAAGCTCTGTAATTTTTATCTGTGATAGTTAGGGCTTCTGAATACAATTCTCTTATAGTTGTATACACTCTCTCTGCATTATTGATATCAAGACTATCTATGTATTCTTTGAGAAGAGTTAAGGTGTCTTTTGTTTCATTAAATGTATCCTCGTCGATATTACCCGACTCGGCAGAAATATCAACTATATGAATATCAGCAGGATTCTTTTCTGTTAATACTTCCTGTAGTTTTTCAAAAAAATATGGATTATTCTTATTCTTAACTACTATTTTTATGAATCTATTTGTTGCATTAAGCGCATCAATATTTTTTATGATTGATTGTATCTCATTTTCATTGCTATCATTATATATGATCTTCTTGAAAATGCTCTCTGTAAATTCTATAAACTCTAATTTTTTTGTATGGGTGTCAAAGACATGAAATCCCCTAGAGTCGCCGTAATCTGCCCATGTCATCGGATACGGACTTCCCAGATATGTTATGGAATTTTTTGTTGATCTGTGGTGAAAATGTCCGGAGAAGGTATGGTAAAATTTATCGAAAATAGATGGACTTAACCCACGATCAGTATTTTCATGACCGGCGAACATCTCAAAACCTAATAATTCGAGATGACCGAAACAGAACATAGCATCCGTATTCTGTATGAGATTCATGGAACTTTCTATATTGTCGTCACACATCCAAGGAACATATAAAACTTTGTCAATAGCTCCGAGGGAAACGACCTGAGCATTTTTGAAAACCTTGAATTTATTGGAATAAACCTGTAGTAATTGATCTACGGAATTTATCTCGTTGGTGTTTTTGAAATATGTATCGTGATTTCCTAATATAATATCGACACTGTCAACTTGATCATATAATGGTTGAAAAACTCTTTGATTCCAAGAAGAGAGTATATTGAAATTAATATATTTTCTGCGGTCAAATACATCACCAAGATGTACGACTTTTTTAATGTTGTGCTCCGTCAGATAAGGAAAAAATAATTGTTCATAGAATCTGATGAAATATTCATTAAAAATAGGAGAGTCATTTCTTGCTCCTGCATGTGTGTCGCTAATTAAAGCTACTTTCATGGGTCTAATTTTATTAGATTTAATCTTGGATGCAAATAAATTATACCCAAAGCGAAGAGCGAATTTTAGCCAGTCTGATTAACATTCTCGTGTCTTCTTCGTAATACTGTGTTTCTAATTTAGTACTTGCCATTATGTCATCCATGCTTAACAATTCCTCATCGGATTTTCTTTTATTCCTGTCCACTGTCCACCATTTGTATAATTTGTATATTTCTCTGCGATGAAGCACTCTTTGTCTCAGAAAAGAATTTTTGCCGTCGCGTAATGATTGCACATCGTCTTTATATGCATCAGCAATCATTGCTTGCAAGAAATCAACTTTTGATGAATTTTTTCCCAATGATGGAAAAAATTTTCCGAGGGCTTTAATTTCCTCGTCAACAAATTTTTCGAGAATTGCAAAAGATGTATGAAGTAATAATGTATCTGGATCGTAATATCCAGGAGGTAATTTGCTATCGACGATATGATGGCGGCTAATAGTTCTATGTTTAATCCAACGAATACCGGATTTTATAGTAAATTTAATCTGATATAGTACATCAACAATAAATTCTTTCATATTGTGTTTCATTTCATAATTAATTCAAGATTCTTCTGTCTTGTTTTCTTTCTCTTCGCTGCTATGGCTTTTTTCTTGTTGGTTTTTCTCTTTTCTTCTTTTTTTTCTTCAAATGTATTCATGAAATCTCGCATCAAGTCATCTGAGTATTCTGATATGTACTGTTGAATTTGAGGAACTTCTGATTCATGTGCTTGGTTTAGTACAAATTCATCAACATATCTGTATTTGGTATAGAGATGGGTTTTTTCATTGTCTATTCTATTCAAGAAAGCATAATATATTATTTGAGTAAAATATGCAAAAGGATTGTCATATCCAATATCATAATTATGAGCATATTTTATACACTTTTCAATTCCATCGGAAATCATTTCTTCTCTGAATGGATAATTCATGAAATTGGGTCTGTTCGCTAGTTTATTTGCGATTTTTAATATACACTCACCAACAAATTCCGGAACAGGTGGCTGGGGCAGTTTTTCTCTTTTAGCTTTGCGTAAAGATTTAATATAAATCTTCATATGCCGATATAGTTCTTTATTATCGACGTAGTGTACTTTACTGCTCATTATAGTCTGTCGTTATTTCTCGTTATATTATTTCCTAATAACTATTATCATAGCAGTTTAATCCTATTAAACCTAGAAAAAAAATATATTAGGTGAGCGAAGCGAACTGATTGCGGAGTGAAACGTAGCAATCAACAACCCGAGCAGATTTTAAACGCAACTATCCTTTGGGTGCACAGGATTGTTCGTCAAGCTACGCTTGCCGAGTCAAACTCGTAAACTCGTTTGACAAGGACTATTTTATAACTTATGGATAACCTAGGATTATTGCTCTCAGAATCCCTTTAAACTTGATTGATAAATCAATCAAGTGACGCCCCCCTTCAAGCCCCTCTCAGCCTCCCCTCCATCCCCCCCCCAAACCCCTTATGATTTATCTGATTTTTTGCCAAAACCTCCCTTGCTACAAAAATTTTACAAAAATTTTACATCCATGTTACATTTCATATCATATTATATCCACATTAAATGGATTTGCATTTTGTTGCATAGACGTGTTGCCGCATAGCATAGCAGCAATACGTTTATTTTAGCTTTGCAAGTGGTTGATTTTATTGACCGCCTAAAACACTTTTTTAGTGTTCGTAGTCATCTGTGTTCTTATCTAAGTCCTCTAATGACTCAATATCATCGCTCTCTTCTATTAGATAGAAATCTATGCCTTCTCGATTAAGATACTTAACATAAGTATCGAGCATAGTTTTTATAGGAGCGCCCATCGTCATTATATTAGCAATAAAAATGGATAACATAGAATCTTTAATTCCTGGAATCCACGGGAGGAAAAATGTTTCATAACCTTCTAATGCTTCTGAATATCTATAATCCAGTTTTCTGGGATATGAAATGCTTATAACTCTAGGATCCATCGTTTCGTAAACAATGCCGATGATTGTTTCTTGGTTGAGTAGATGTAATATGAGGATCTCTCCTCTTTTTTCTTTCATTGCTTATTATTTATCTGATAGATCAATGTCAATTATTTTGTATGTAAATTTCTCCTCATCATAGATTTTTAATCTTTCAAAAAAGTGCTTTAAGGAAAAATTTTTACTTGATTTATATGACATATCATCTGCAATATCATATAGGGTTACTGTATCAGATGTAGCAGAAATCCTTAGACCTCTACCAATACTCTGAAGGGTTTTGATTCTTGCTTTAGTCGGAGAAGTGAATATCACATTCTGAATGTTCGTTATATTAACGCCTGTACTAAATGTTCCTGATGATGCAATTATTATGGCGTCTTTTTCTTTTTCTACAATATGCCTTATATCCTCTCTTACCTTAGCTTCGGTGTCTCCATACACAAAAAACACTTTTCGGTCAGAATTCTCTTGAGTAAGTTTATCTTCTACTATTTTCTTTAATGCTTTTCCGTGTTCGATAATTTGAAACAACACCAAAGTATTTTCGGTGGTGTTAAGTATAAGATTTCTTGTGAAAATAAGTCGCTGTTTATTTCTCAATAGAAATTTCAACTCGTCCTGATATTTGAGATTTCTTGCGAGTTTACATATCTCATCTGAATATTTCAACACAAGACAGCGGATTTTTAAGTCAGCTAGTTGTTTTCTATCCATCAATGATTTTGTTGTAATTGTCTGATACACAGATCCGAAGAGTCCTTCTAGCACCAATCTATGCGTTTTGGTTCCGTCGAGAGTTCCGGTAGTTCCGATTCGATATTCTGTGTTTACTAAGTTGTGTAAAATTTTCTTCAGAGAATCAGATTTAAACAAATGAACTTCATCGCCCAGAACTAAATGAAAATCTTGAAAATAAGATTTAGGCATTTTATATATGCTTTGCCATGTAGTAATAACTACATTTTTTGATGTATGTTTTTCCTTTCCTTGAAATATTATATGACATTCTTTTTCTGCATCAAAGCTAGAATCATTTTCCGAATATTTCTGAAAATCACTATATATCTGATTAACTAGCGAAATGGTAGGAACAATCAACAAGGTTCTTTTCTTAGTCAACCTAATTATGCTGTAGATGATAGCAGATTTTCCACTGGCAGTTGGACTTAAAATTAATCTACGTTTTTCGTTCAGTGACTGCTTGATTGCATCAAGTTGATAGTCTCTCAATTCAAAAGGAAGTTTCAGTTCATCGGTCAGGGATTTAATTTCTTCATCTGTATAGCTATTTTTATCTTCCAGTAGAGGATCTATATCATATGAATAGTTTCGATTCTTACAAAACAATTTAAGATATGGAAGTAGACCAACATATAATGTACTATCAAATACACTGTATAACTTGATATATCCATCCCACATTTTTGCCCTATATTTGGGCATGAATTGGTATCCTGGAACTCTAAATTTGAAATAATCTGCTAATTCGTTTGAGACGTGAGCCTCGCATCTAATATGCAAAAAAACTGCATTTATCTTATTGATCACTAGATGCGACATGCCTACGATCCGCCATTAGACCACTTCAAGAAATCAATCGCATTTTTAATCAAAAAACCTCTTTTGTTTATGTTGTCGATTATAGACTCAAGAAAAGAAATTTTTTCCTGTTGCGCTGCAATCAATAAACTCTGGTCTATCAATTCTTGATCGGCATTTAAATATACACTAAGATCTTTTCCTACCAGCAATCTCATGGGTTCCCATCCGAGAGATGTCCTTTCTTCTGGATCCATTTTTCCGCTAAAATAGTCGTGTTTCAGTTTATATAGTTGTTGATATTTTGCATCAAGTTGTTTCAGTCTTAATTTCTCTTTAATATAGAGCTTATAATATTTGTTATGTAATTCTGGAATCTTAAGCGATTCTACATCCAAAGATGATTTATCGATAGAACAATCGGATGTCCATAATTCTTGTAATTCTTCAATGCTTGCCATAATATAAATTTAAAGTTATTTCTCAGTTTTTTTATGAATCCATTTTCCTAGTGATGGGTTTTCTAATAAAACCTGAGTTAAAGCTCCCGACAACTCACGCACGATTTTTTCTTCGCTTCTTCTATCTATACTTACTTTATATTCTTCAATGATAGAATGAAGTAACTCATGTAAAAATGTATCCAGAAGTTCTGTGTCATCTTCGTGCGGAGCTATTTCAATTTTTGCCGCGTCATATCTAATCATTCCCATAGCCTTGTGCCTTTTGGACCAAGCCTTATCTTTAGAAACTATTTCATATACTTTTTCATTTACTTTTACTTTATGCGGTCTTTTCATCTGATGCTCTCCTATGGCTTTTCTACTGTATAATAATCATACCGAAACGTCACGGTTGCAGTCATTTCTTCTGTATTCTCTGCTGTATAATTGAATTCTAGTTCAGATAGAGAAATGGGATATACATCGACAAAATTGATTATAAGGTGTGCGTTATTGTGAGAGGTATTGCAAAAGAGTTTTGCTTGACCATATATATGTCCTATTGGGGGAACGTTGGGTAACGGATCTCTCTTTTCGTCGTCGAGGTTTTCGAGTTGTCCTTTTTTGAGGGTTGCATATTGTTCAAAAGATTGAGGGAAGCCGATTGCAACCATCCACGAAAAGATTTCATACCAATTTCTCATTCCTTCGGAAACTTTAAATTCTGCCACCAGATCATTGAATTGAATATGATCGCCCTGATGATATATTTTAGAGAGTGGAGTTTGTTGTTCGGCAGAATTAATATTGAGTGCTGGAATAGATACTCTCTGAATGAAATGATTGAAGTCAGGTAGACGATCTACAAAAAATTGAAACTTATTCTTCGGTTGAAGGTTTCGATTTTTAACTTGTCTATGCTTATTATTCATGCTAAAATGA